TGTAATGTTTCATTATAGACGAGGGAGTATTTCACACTACCATCATCATATTCGTGAGTAATTAGGTAACAACGAATAGTGCTACCTAAATTATCTTTGTATTGTTCGTGTACGCCCCATTCGTCAATCCATCGAGTTTTACAAGGGCCATATGCTACCCATACATAACGATAACCCCAATTATCGATGGAGCAGTCATATACGATAGCATCAACCGCTTCAGCAGTTGTATTTACTACATTTGCGGTCCGTAGTTCACAACCGCATAGAGTCAATAGTAGACAGAGCGCCAGTAGGAGAGTGATTAGTCTTTTCATAATCACTCACCCACATAAATCACGTCGTCAACATACTTGCGGTCCTCGCCTTTGAGAATGGGCATTTCATAGTCAACGCCGATGTCGCGTCTCCATGCGGTGCCACGCTTCCAGCGAGTGGGGTAATTACCCCAGATAATTCCTTTATCCACTTCCAGCATGGTCTTGATGTTCTGGCAGCACATACCCTGCAGGACAGCATGAGAATAATTTGCCTGACCGACCATCTGAATGGAGTTGCGGGTGGCGTCCAACTGGCGCCAATAGACCAAGTTACAGGCTTCTTCCTTGGGAATGTTGAAGCATCGGGAGTCAAACATTGCACCTTTTTCAGCGGCTCGAGAATAAGTATCAATCAGCTTGATCTCTTCATCAGTAATGAAGATTGGTTCAGTGCTGTCGATGTGCTTCTGAACTTCCTCCTGGAAATATTTATTGAAAGCCATGGTTGCCATAGAAGCAGAGATGGAACACATCTTCTGAATTTCATAATCAAACCAGGCGGAGCTGGTGAGTTTCTGGTAGTCAATCAGCAGGAGAGTGATTTCATCGGACTGCTGATAAGCAAAAACACATCCTTGAATATTTTTCGCTAAATATTCCATAGTTCTTACCATAGCATTTCCTAATACCTCATCAAAAGGTTTTTGAAATCCTCTGGTAAAAGTATGAAATGCTTTTCCATCTATACGAATTGCCACAGGCATCCGTCTTACGAGGCGATGTTTAGGCACCGCCTCGTAATAAGTTTTCATTCTATTTCCGAGATCATCATGAACTGCCATAATTAATTCTCCTTTATAACATAAAACGACTATTTTCTAATAAATCATCTATTTTAAGTGTAGATAAGTGAGTATAGGGTATTCTAATTAAATTAATCCCATTATCCTTACACCATTTAGTCTTAAAATTATCTTTTTCAATGGTTTTAAGATAATTTTCTTCTGTATTCCATTCATATCCTGTAAAATAGAAGTGTTGATAACCATCAAATTCAATTACTATATTATAGGTCGGTAAATAAAAATCAAATCGTGCTTTGGCTTGTGTATCGGGAAATATACAAGTATCAAAGGTTTTTTCTTTTTCAAATTCAATATTATAATATTCTAGCAATTCTTGGATTTGATATTCACCTTTAGAGGTACCAATACATCCACAGGAAATGGTTAAACCTCGCTTAATATTTTCTCCATCTTTAATTAAAGAACTATTCCCACAATCACAATCACAATACCAAAAAGAATGTCTATTTTTTCCTCCTGTAGGATTTGGAGCCTTGCCTGTGACTACCAATTTACCAAATCGTTGCCCCGTTAAATCTATTACTCGCTTTTGGGCAGATTCTTTTTGCAGACAACCACAACTTAAAGTATGGTTGCGACGAAGATTGTCTCCCGATACGATGGTAGATTTTCCGCATTCACATTTACATATCCACTGAACAGAACCTTGTGGAGTGCGCTCAGAATGTTCTTTTATAACGGTTAATTTTCCAAAAACCTTTCCAGTTAAATCAATTTTTCTTCCCATAACATTTACCTCATTTCGTCATAGTATTTTTTCTCTACTATATATAAGTTTGACGAAATAGAAATTATAATGTTTCGTCCAAAGAATTGCGGAACTCCGGTTCAGCGGTCGGCTGACCTGGCTGCCGCAATCTTCTTACCACCGCGCTTTGCCTTACGCTCAATGGCGCCATCAATAGCCATGCGGTGAATGGAAGTGATTTTGGAAGAAATGCCGAACTTGTTGAGGAAGGAGTTCAGATGCAGAGGCTCATAGCCGCAAGCATCGGAACAAACATTGGTATGGTTGGCACGGAAAGCGCCAGCATGGTCATGACCGTGGAAGTTCCACAGCCAGGGAATATCAACGGGTTCGTGGGTCAGAATAATCTTCTCACCGATAATCAGAGCGCCCTCATAGACCTCGTCAAAGAGGCAGTTATCGGCATGAGCCACCCATCTCTGGAAAGGAGCATGGAACTCCCACTGCTCAGTAACCCAGATCTTCCAACCGGGATACTTCTTAGTCATATCGACAACAACCTCGTCCTGAGTCCACTCGTCCTGATCGTAGATTTCTTCGACGATCTTACGCTCATAGTTAGTGCGGCCCACATCATGATTGCCCATGACTAGAACCTTATAACCACGGAGCTGGCGCACGCATTCAATATCGCCTACATCACCCAGGAGAATCAAAGTATCCTTTCTACCAACCTTGGAATTGATCTTGGCGATATGTTCGGCGTCAGAAGGACGCTTCTTGATGCTCTTGGCGAGATCCTTATCACCGAAGTGAGGATCGGAATACATCCAGACGGTGTTCTTACACCAATGCTGGAACTGAGGATAAATTCCGGGAATAGCCATAGTATCAAACTCCTTTTCTTAGTAGTCTAAACAATCAATTGCGAAATGGGCATAACCCAAAAGGAAGGGAATTACCAGTAGATACAGGAAAATGCAATCCGGAGCATTCAGCCAAACGCATAATGCCTGCGGCAGAAGGAAAATTAAAAAGGCAATTAGTACCGCCATGATGATGAAAAACGATTTTGCCATTGTATGAAAGTAAGGATGATCGTATTTCAGTTTTCTGAACATTCTACTTACTTCATAAGGATTTATTTTTTTCATTTCTTTTCCCTCCCTTATCTTACATAAATATTATATCATATTTTTTTATAAAAATCAATAAAGACCCTATGGATGCCACAGGGTCTTTATCTTACCAATAAGGGTCTTCATTGATTGAAGATATTGGTTCTTCTTCGATAGTCTTTTCCATGAGCTTTTCAACAAACTCAGTCATATGACGGCATTTGTTCTCTTGATAGAACTTGCGTCCTGCTTCAGCGACCGGATACAAGACCGCAACCAATATGCCCCACAATACACCATATCCCATAAGAGATAAAAATGCAATGCAGACAGTTAGCATTGTAGCCAGGAGCACAGAAATTCCCATGGACTTAATCGTTAGCTTCTTTACTTTTAGCTTCATTTTCTAAGTCCCACCATTCCATATAAGGACTCTTGGGCAGCCACCACTCAAGACAGTAAGTTTCTTTGTCGTACCACCGATTCCAGATGTTCTCCAAGTCCTCATAGTCGTTATAGAACTGTTCTACGCAAGGCCGTTCAATCCGGTCGGCATGATAATGACCAAAGCACCAGCATTTCCAAGTGAAGTTATCCTTCAACTTATCCATCCAGACTTCCATGGTCTTATCGACCATAGACTGGTCAATGCCGCCGATAAACAAGTCCCGAGGCTCCCAAGAGATAGGACAAGTGTGAGAGAATACAAAGTCAAACTCTTTTCCGGTAGTATTGTTCATAATCGCCCGCATTTCAGCTTCAGTAAGCTGTTCATCGGGGAACCAGCCAGGATGTTCCTTTGTACCTTCAACCCGCTTCAACCGATACCACTTGTCAACAGAATAAGCACCGCCAACAACCAAGCACTTATGATTGTTGAGAGTGTAGACATTACCATCAACAAAATACCGAATATTGGGGAAGTCTTTATCTACATAGACTGCGCCATCCACATTGGGATCATATTCTACTTTATAACCCAAGTTTTCAGGCCGCTCTTCATGATTACCCCGAACGCAGTAGAAGGTATAGCCATATACGCAGGACAGTTTCTTATATTTTTTATCAGTTTTATTTAACCAAAAATTTAGACCACTATCGCCTAAAATAATGATTGCAGTTTCAGTGGGAGTAAAATTGGGCATATTCCGATTTATATTACCTGCCCGATTGACTACTCCCATGCCACCGTGACAGTCTCCTGTAATTATAAAATTTTTTATCATATATTACACTCCTAAATCTTGTAAAGTTAAAGTATCTCGTTTTTCATAAGGAATACGAATAAGTTTAATATTATGATTTTTACAGTATTCATTTTTTAACTTATCACGATACTATCTTTCTTCTAAAGTTTCGGAATTGTCCCATGGAGTATAATCGTTACTATGTTGACGTCCATCAAATTCTATTAAATGAGACAAGACATTATTACTATCAAAAATAGCAAAATCAAATCGTAGTCTTTTTTTATTTCTTAAATCTGAGAAGCTATATTCTTTAGCATAGTTAATATTATTTTCTCTTAATAATAATTCAATATTTTCTTCGCCAATAGAACGATTAGCACATCCACAACTTGTTGTATGTAATCTTGTTAGATTTGAGCCGAATATAGATACTATATTACCGCATTCACATTCACAAATCCACTTACTTTTCCATCCATTTTCTTCTGTGCTAATATAATTATTATCTGGACCTTTAACGGTAAGTTTTCCATAAACATTTCCCGTTAAATCATTTCTTTGAGCATGACATTTTCCACAACTCATATTTTGTCCAGATTTTATTCCACTATTTAGATTGCAGCTATTAACACTAGTCAAATTACCGCAAGAACAGCGACAAATCCAATAAATATTATGACCTTTTCCCCGAGGTTTTGTTTCATCTATATATAATGGTTGTAGCTATCCTATTGTTTCAATAGAAAAATCTCTTGGTTTTCTTCCCAAATAATCAACTCCTTCTATAATAATTGAAAAAAGTCGGGGTTCAATTATTATTCTTTGTCCATATTTTCATTTCTTTATATATATTATAACATATTTTTTTATAAAAATCAAAAAAGGGAGCCTTGAT